GCAGTCACAAAGAAGGCTTTGAGAAAGGCGGCAGCTGGCAAGCAGTTCCTCCCTGTTGCCCATCAGTATGTTGAATGCCGCCAGGAATCGCTGCTTAACATCATCTTCAGTGATATGAGGCGTTTGGCAATGCTTATCGTTTTTGTATTTCTCATTGCACCGCCAGATTACCCGGCGGTATTTGCTGTTTGAACCCCAAACCTTAGAGCCGTAATAACCGCCGCAATCGCCGCAGACTATTTTTGCCGAAAACGGGCTGCCGCAGCCACATGGCCTGCCGAGACCCTTGCGCCGCTCAATCTCTGCTTGAACCGCGTCGAACTCATCCGGCTCGATAATGGCGGGGTGGCTGTTTTGAACGTAATATTGCGGTACCTCGCCCTCATTGTTCTTCCGCTTCTTTGTCAAGAAGTCCACTGTAAAGCCTTTTTGCAAAAGGGCATCGCCCTTGTATTTCTCGTTGGTTAGTATGCTCTTCACCGTGGCAACCTGCCATCTCTTTTTCCCTGCCGGCGATGGAATGCCTTGGCTGGCGAGGTGTTTAGCGATGGCCGACGGTGTCTTGCCCTCCATGAACAGCCGGAAGATCATCCGCACAATCTCGGCTTCGGATTCCACAATCCTCGGCAGGCCGTCCTCTCCCTTTTCGTAACCAAGAAATTGGCCGTAGGGCAGGCTGACCTTGCCGTCCGCCATGCGCTTGCGCTGCCCCCATGTGACATTCTCGGAGATGGAGCGGCTTTCCTCCTGGGCAAGAGAGGACATTATAGTGATAAGAAGCTCACCCTTGCTGTCCAGCGTATAGATGTTTTCCTTCTCAAAATAGACCTCCACGTCTTTTTCCTTAAGCTGGCGCACGGTCACAAGGCTGTCCACAGTGTTCCTTGCGAAACGGGATACGCTTTTGGTGATGATGAGGTCAATCTTGCCGTCAAGAGCATCGGCAATCATCTGCTTAAAGCCGTCACGTTTCTTTGTATTCGTTGCGCTGATGCCTTCATCCGTGTAAACCCCTACAAACTCACAGTCCGCGCGATCCTTGATGTACTTTGTATAGTAGTCCACCTGCGCCTCGTAACTGGTCAATTGCTCCTCACTGTCGGTGGAAACCCTGGCATATGCCGCAGTCCTCCGTTTAGTGTTCAGATGTGTACCATTGGCGGAGTTTTGGCGAATTGTTGCCGGTATTATTCTTACACTTGAAGCCATTTTACCGCCCACCTTTCGCTCTTTGGCTGGCCGCCCGGCGCATCGCATCCGTCCAGCTTTCGCGACGAGATCTGTCCTGCCAGACATTTTCGACTACATTGCCGTTGCGGAACATGAATACCAGCTTGTTGAATTCCGGAACTCGGATTTCCGCGATCTCTTTTTTGAAGATTTCAGCATCGAATTCTTCCTGACCGAGAACCTTGGCGCTGGTTGTATAAAGAACCCGTTCCGGTATCTGCTTGGCGTGGCAGGCGACTTTGCCTTCCTTTAAGAAAGTGGAACACTGCCAGGCTGCCCTTCCGGCGGTAACTTTCCGCTTGTACTTCTTGCCGCAGTTTTCGCACCGGATGATGCCGCTGAAGGGGTATCGGCTACCGGTATCGCCCTTTGCGCCGCAGCTCCTGCGCCGCTCTTGCATGACCGCCTGTGCTTTTTCAAAGGTTGCCATATCAATGATAGCCGGGTGAGTGCCTTCCGCCAAATACTGCGGCAGCTGGCCTTTGTTCCAGACCAGCTTTTTTGTCAGATGGTCGGCTACATATTTTTTCTGCAGTAGTGCGTTTCCGGTATATTTTTCATTCTTAAGGATGGCGATCACGCGCTCACTATTCCAATCTCCGCCGCGAACCGTGGCTACGTCCATTTTTTTTAACTTCTCCGCAATCTTGCCGCCGCTCATGCCGCCGCTATAGTCCTCAAAAATCATGCGGACAACGGATGCTTGCTCGGGATCGATCTTTACCTCGCCCTTGACGACGTGGTAGCCAAATATGAACCGCAGGCTGACCAGTTCACCTTTTTCAAACTGTTTGCGGATACGCCATTTACAGTTCTCACTTGCCGATAGACTTTCTTCTTGTGCGTAGGATGCGAGGATGGTCAGCATAAGCTCCCCGTCTCCGCTGATTGAGTGGATGTTCTGTTCTTCAAAATATACGTCCACGCCGAGCAGTTTCAGCTCCCTCACAGTCTCCAAAAGTGTAACGGTATTCCTGGCAAAACGGGAAATTGACTTGGTGATGATTATGTCAACTTTTCCGTCCCTGCAGTCGGCGAGCAGACGCCGGAACTCAGGCCGATTGTCTTTCGTTCCCGTCAGCGCTTCATCGGCATATACTCCGGCATATTCCCAGTCCGGCCGTCCTTGAATCAATGTGCTGTAATAGCTCACCTGGGCGGCGAGGGATTGAAGCATCGCGTCCTTGCCGCTTGATACCCGCGCGTAGGCGGCTACCTTTAGCCTTTTGGGGAATGATGGAACCGATGGAGCTGTTCGTGTGATGATTCGTTCCATAAAAGACCTCCTTCCGTTTAGGACATATTCGCTCTAAACGCCCGTAATATCAAGCATTTAGCGATATATACTGTGCGGTGGCAGGCCGTATTTTTGCGCTATGAGCGCCCCAATTGTTGTTAGTTCTTCCTCGGTAATGATGCCCTTGGCAAGCCAAATTCTAAAAACGGCCATTGCCGTCCTGTAGTGAATGATAGCCTGTTCTTTACTCATGGCGCACCGCCCTTGCCTTACCGTAGCAGGCGCGGGAACAGTATTTGCGCTGCTTGTTGCCATAACTTTCGAATTCCCTGCCGCAAAAGACGCAAGTCAGCTTGTATATAGCCTTACGCCTAACAGCTTCAGGATGGGCGTTCCACCAGGCCATGCGACAGCGGTCTGAACAGAAACGCTTCTGTTTTGCCCCGGCGATGTGGATGAGCATGGCTTTGCACTGACGGCATAAAGTGTTGTCTGCTTGACTTGCGAGTCCCATACCGCCCCCGCTAAGGTTGTTCCGGCGGCAGAACGATTTCACCGTGTTTTCCGAAATGCCAAGCGCCCCCGCGATCCTCGAATAACTGAAGCCCTCACCGCGCATTTGTGTAATCTTTTCTTTTTGCCGATATGTCATAGAGCTGCCTCCTCCGAAGGCAAATCACAGCCGCCTTCGTTATAAGCCACCGGAGGAGGTAAAATCGGACGGTCTGGGTGCAAAAAAAATAAGACCCACGGCGCGGAGCGGGACTCCGCACTATGGGTCTTACTTGTGATTCCTTTCAGCTACTTTGGAATTTTTAGTATCCGCCCCGGAACGATGGTATCGGAAGTCAGCCCATTAAGCGCCTTGATTTCTCGATACCTTCCACCGCTGCCCAGCTTCACCGCCGCAATCTCCCAGAGGGAGTCGCCCTTTACCACCATGTAGATTTCGTAGGCGGCATCGCTTGCGCCGCCATAGATGATCGTTCCTGTGCTGTCGAAGACAAAGTAGCCGGGGTTTTCGTCAGCACAGCGTTTGGCATTCTCCAGCGCCCTGAACGCGCCTTTCTGGGATTTGGCGTCACCCCAGCTTTTGCGGACACGGTAGATGGTTTCACCTGGCGCAGAAAGTGGAGTGGTTGCGGGAGCCGCATTTATCGCCAACCCTTTCCTCACAGCGGCACGGAAAGAATCCATGCTCTCGCCGTGGCGGGGGAACCAGTGCATCACGTCGGCATGGTTACTGGCGATGCCCAGCTGGTGGCCTTCCGAGTGGCAGATAATGTCCCGCTCATTTAGCCCATAAAGTTTGCATAGATACACACATAGCTCCACCGCCGCGTTGTAGACTTTACGAAAATAAGTAGCGCCGGTCAGGTTATCCTCGCAGATCTCAAATGAGATGTGCGTGTCGTTGCCGGAGCCTCTCACGCCTCTGCCACAGTGCCAGCCGCGATGGTTCCACGGCAGCGTCTGATAAGTGGCAATTGAGCCGTCGGCAAGCTTCCCGATAAAGGCATGGACGCACACCTGCCTGCCTTCCGGCCTGTCCTGATTCCAGTGGTTGTTATGCCGGTTCCCGCCCAACAGCCCGTCGTCCGGGCCAACATAACGCCGCAGCCACGGGTTGTTCGCTCCGGTGGAATGCACCATTATTCCCTTGACGGTGATGGTTCTGCCCGCTTTGTAGCAGGCGTTGTTGGTGAGAATT